GCAACAAGAGAAAAAGAGATAAATAGATCTAGGGAAATATTTGAAGCTCAAGGCAACCCAGCGCCTATTGCAACAGAAGAATTTGGAGATTTGCCGACGTGGAATGATATTAAAAACGACGGACACGATGTTATTAGAGTGAACGGTCGCTTTGATGGAGAATTAGACGAAGATGGCTGGAATAAAATGCTACCAGAATTTAGAGTAAAAATTATGAGATTACATAAAGCAGCGGTAGATGAAGGCATATTAAGTGGACCGTTCGTTGTTTATGCTGGATGGCGCAGTCAACAGTACAGCGCAAGTATAGACACGCTTGAATCTGACGAAGTAGATAATATGCACGCTGTTGGAAAAGCAGCAGATATAGGATGGGATGATTTTGATGGAACTGATGAAACTATTAATAAATTCATCAGCGTAGCCAAATCTGTAGGGTTTACCGGTTTTGGTAAATTTAATGTTTTTATGCACTTAGATACAGTAAGTAGACTAACCTGGGACGAAAGATAAATGGTAGTTAATTTAGTAACACAAAAAACAAAAAAAATTACGATTTACACTGACTTCAAAAAAAATCTTGAAGTAAGTCCAATATCTGATGATCTTACATTGCTTAAAGACGAAGATGCAGTGAAAGAGTCTATTAAAAATTTATTACTTACTAACCGTGGTGAACGTCTTATGCAGCCAAGTATTGGTGGTAATATAAAAGCAATGCTTTTTGAAAATATTACGCCAGGTGTTTTAACAATGATTGAAGATCAGGTCAGGACAACCATTGATCTGTACGAACCAAGGGCTGAGGTTATTGACGTTGTCGTAACTTCTAACATTGACGATAACGTTGTTAAAATACAAGTACAGTTTTACATAAGAAACAATCAACAACCTATTTCCGTTGATGTATTTCTAGAGAGGACCAGATAAATGGTTAAGCTAAATATTTCAGAGTTAGACTTTGAAACAGTTAAATCGCAATTTAAAGATTATTTGCAAAGTCAGACACAATTCAAAGACTATAACTTTGAAGGCTCTAATATGTCAGTACTGCTTGATGTATTATCATATAACACTTTCCAAAATAACTTTTATACTAACATGGCAATTAACGAGATGTTTTTAGACTCGGCAGTCTTGAGAAACTCAATAGTTTCGCATGCCAAAGAGCTTAATTACCTTCCAAGATCTAGAAGATCAGCAAAGGCCATAGTTAAAGTTACATTTACTGATACATCAAATGATAGCCAAACTATTACAATTCCACAGTACACCGCATTTACGTCAAATTATAACGGCGAAAGCTTTGAGTTTGTTACTAACGAAGCGTACATCGCGAAAAAGGTAGCACCAAATACTTACGTAGCTGAAAACGTGGAAATTTTTGAAGGACAAATGCTCGCAAGCTTTGAACGCGAAGGTTTCTTTGTTGATGAAGACGGTATTTTGCGCGTAACGCTTTCAAACGAAAACGCGGATACAGAATCAATCGCGGTGTTTGTTGATGCCGAAGCTACCGAAGACGCTAACGTATTTGCCAGAAAAAACGATATTTTTGGAGTTGGTCCTACTGATAAGGTATTTTATATCGAACCATACATTGATGGCAGATATACTATTTACTTTGGTAATAACGTATTTGGATTCCAACCAGAAGAATTTGAAGATGTGCGCGTAAGATACAGAATTACAAGCGGTCCTGAAGGAAACGGCGCGTTTCTATTTTCTCTACCTACAGCCTCTGGTTCTGCTGTTGTTGAAACTATCCAGGCTGCTGCTGGTGGGTCTGAAAGAGAAAGTATAGAAAGCATTCGTTACTTTGCTCCTAAATCATTACAAATACAAGAGCGAGCAGTAACGACATCTGATTATGAAATTCTTTTATCACAAAATTTTCCTGAAATTAAGGCAGTGGCTGCATACGGGGGAGAAGATTTAGAACCTCCACAGTTTGGTAAAGTTGCTATTTCTGTTTATCTTGGGCAAGGTCAAGAAAGTTTATCCACAACTCTTTCAAATACATATATTGAGTTTCTTGAACAGAGATCTCCTCTTGCAATTGAACCAATATTTGTACCATCAGAATTTGTTTACGGTTGTGCAACGATTAATGTGTACTATAACCCAAAGCTCACGAGAAAATCTTCTGGAGATATTGAAGCACTAGTACGTACAGCAGTTAAAAGCTATTCTGACGCTAACTTAGATGACTTTAATACGACACTCAGAATTTCAAAGCTAGCTGCCGCAATTGATGCAACAGATATTTCAGTAATAAGCTCAGATGTTAGTGTTATGCCATATATTGAGTATTCTCCGGCACTTAACATTGAAGCAAACCCATCGTTTAAGTTTAATGCTGAATTAATTAAACCTTATCCTTTTGACGAAAACGACGGATTTACTAACTACAAGCCTGCTATTAAAAGTGGTNCATTCCAAAGGTCTGGNGCTCAACTTTTCTTACAAGATGATGGCCGCGGAAATATNCAATTAGTTGCTGACGATGTTGCAAATCCTAANGTAATTAAACCAAAAGTTGGTAGCGTAAATTATAAAACAGGTGAAGTAAATCTGTTAGGGTTTACTACAAGCGGCTTTACTGGATCAGGAATTAAATTTATGGCATCTACGTTAAAGAATGATGTTACTGCACCTGCCGGCCGTATTTTTGCAATTAAAAACTCAGACGTAACAATTAATCTGATCGAGACAAATTAATGACAAACGCCGTAGAAAAAAATATCGCATTTAAGATATCACAACAGTTTCCTGCTATCTACAGAGAAAACCAAAACGAGCTTGTTCAATTAGTAACTGACTATTACAAGTTTTTAGAAACTCAAAGAAATATGTCAGTTTATAACTCACGTAGAATGTTTGAATATCGCGATATTACTACTACGCTTGATTCGATGATAATCTTTTTCCAGAAAAAATATCTCGCAGACCTCCCATTGCTTGAAGACGCGAGTGTAAGACTTTTAGTTAAAAACATTCTTGCACTCTATAGAAGAAAAGGATCTGAAGCAGGCATTATTCTTTTCTTTAGAATGTTTTATGGAGAAGATGTTGAAATCTATAATCCATCAGATAATATGTTTAAGCCGTCTGACTCTAACTGGAGAACAGGCCAGTTTTTACAATTAGTTCCTAATAACAATGTTTTTTTATCTAGAGATAAAAGTGTTAAATATTCTTATGCAGATCTTATATCTAAAAATATTACAGGATCTACATCTCACGCTAGGGCTGCCGTGGACAAAATCAACTTTATTATGTTGAACAACACGCTCACACCAATTATTTACCTGACCAACGTAAAAGGTACTTTTCAAAAGTACGATTTTATACTTACAAGAATAGATGGGGAAGATGTTACTTTTGGTGTTGTTCAAGGCTCAACTTCAACAGTAGACATAGATTTAGATTATGGTGGATCTACTGGTAATGCTATTGGTGATATATTATCTATAGATTCTGAATATGGCAACGGCGGAACATGTATTGTTACTGATACTGAAGACGAATTTACTGGCATCGTAGATTACACATTATTAGATGGCGGTTTTGGTTATACAATTAATCACACGAAATTAATTGTATCAGACCAAGTTTTAGTTTTAGATAACACAGACTTCTCATTCGTCGAATTAGAATATCTTGAAGATACCGCTGGCAATAGAGGGAGAGTTATTGGTCAAAACGCAACAGCCGTTGGTGTTCTTATGGATGCTGGTGATAATTTTGACATTACTCGACCTATTTCAACGGTAGATAGAGATACAAACATTACAATTGCAAATATTTTTACAGTGTCAGTTAAAAACGGCTCATCTCCAGGAGATCTATATCCAGATACAGGAGATACTAACGATGTTATAGTCGAAAGTCTTTCAAACTCGGAAACAGTAAACTTAATTACAGATCTTATCAGTGACTTTTTATCAGTACCTCTCAATTCGTCAAATTACAACACGGTACCTCCTGCTGTTAGACCAATGTCAGGTACTGCGGATCCTGTTACATTATCTACCCGTATAGACCAAGCATTTGACTTAACGCCATTTACAATAGGCACTATTGATGCATTTATTAATATTGATCCTGGCGCAGATTATATTAATGATGTCTTTACTCTCGTAAGAGATGAAGTTATGATTGCGTTTGATAGATACGAACAAATTATTAAAGTAGATAATTTTAGCGCGCTCTTTTCTGTTGGTGACACAGTAACACAATCTGGTGTTAATGGCATTATTACGGAACTTAATGCAGAAGGTAGTTTTATTAAAATAAGACCATTTAGCTATTATGGATTTGATAATTCTTCTTTATCGCATAAGGGCACATCATACGATATAGTATCTACAGAAAGGGATTACACCACACCTCAATTCGGCAGAAATGCTAAAATGAGATCAAGGACGCTATTTGCTACTGGTAGAATTTCTGAAGTAAAAGTATTGAACTCTGGCTTTGGTTATATTGATGATAGCGATGTTTTCCTTAGAGGAGATGATGGTCTAATTAAAGCTAAGGGCAGACTTAGTGCGTTATCTCAAGGTATTTCAGCTGGATTCTGGGGAGCTGAAACATCACATCTTAATGGTTATAAAAAAGATGGTACTTATTATGATTCAAGAAATAAAATACAAGACTCGGATTTTTACCAAGAGTATTCATATCAAATTCGTTCTACAATTGATATTGAGTCTTACAGAGAAACNTTAAAACAGAACGTGCACTTGGCGGGTACAAGNATCTTTGGNAGCTTTACTNACAAGCATAAAGCAACAATTGGTCTAGATAGTCAGTTTTANGTAAGAGTAACAGACGACCCATTNATTGGNGGNGATCCAGTTGTTGGTCCAAATAAACCAGNCNNNGAAGTATTATATACATCAGATAGAAACACAATTTCAGCAGATTCAGTTAATATACGAGTAGATACCGTATAGGATAAATAGGTAAAATACCTTAGGAGCATAAAATGGCAAAACAATTAGTTGGCATAGGCGCAGCACCAAACGATGGTACAGGTGATCCGCTTAGAAATGCCATGACAAAAATTAACGAAAACTTTACTGAATTGTACGACGGGCAATTTGATGGAGCTTTTACATCACTAACTGGCAGACCGACTAGTTTACTTTACTGGGTTAATGATGGGTCTGACGGGCAAGTATTAACTACTAACGGCGATGGTACTATTACGTTTGAAGATCCAACAAATGTTTCAGGGCCGGTTGCAGATCAACAAATACTTAACACACAAACTTTGGGGCGTCTTAACAGTTCAGACCAATATATCCCATTTACTATTACAGAAACAATCTCAAGTACTTTACAGGATGCGATACCTGCAACAAACGTAGTTGATGGTAATATTGAAAAGCTCGTTTATACGAAAGAACTTGATAGATATACAAGCGGTGGAGAATTGCTATTAACGTTTATTTGTAATACTGGTAATCCTAAAGTTTATTCAACTAGAAAATTTATTTTCAGCCGCAATGAATCCGAAACCTTTGACGTACTAGAAACTGGTGTCGGATCTGACGATATTTACAACGGAATTGAAATTACCGAAAGAACAGTAAACACAGATTTATTCTTAGATGTTACTGTTACAGCACCCAATAGTGGAATTGCTTCTCAAGAGTTTGTCAGAGTAGTAGGTCAAATAACTTATACAAGTGTTCCCATATTTTTAACTGCATCTGGGTATTAAAGGAAAAAGAAAATGGCATCTAATATTATTAATAGAAATGATGAAAAACTAGTAATTGATTCTGTAGCAAACTCAGTCGTAATTACTCACTCAGGTACCCCAAAGTTAGAAACCTCGGCAAGCGGTATTACTGTTACAGGAGAAGTAGCAGCAACGTCATTTGTAGGAGATGGTAGTGGTTTAACTAACGTTCCAGGTGGCGGCGGTGGTGGCGGATACACGAGGTCTAGTAAGGTAGGAACTACCGCAACATTGGCAGACGATGCAGCAGAAGATTTAGATATTGTTGGTGCTAAAAGTTATT